GAAATATTAGATTTAACTTTATCAGACGGAAGAAGATTAGGTGATCATCCAGAAATCATTAAAGGTTTTGCAAACATTGCTAATCTTATGTCAGAAGATAAAATGATTGGTACTGGAGAAGATAATTCTACATCCGGCAGAGATCTTAATGAAGAGATAAGTAAAATTGTTAATGATCGTGATGGACCATATTGGAATAAATCTCACCCAGAACATGATAAGATAGTACAACAAGTGTTCACTTTAAGATCGATGATGAATGACTAAAGAAGAAATAAGACTAGAAATATTAAGAGCAGTATTGGAAAGTGGATCGGAGTTAATTAAATCTGATCCCTTGCCAAGCTGTGAAAAATATTATAAATGGGTTTCTATGGAGAATGAAAATTCTTCTAAGAAAAGTAAGACAACTCGAAAGAACCTTACTGACAACAAGGAATAGACTTGTAGTCTAAAAGACTTTAAATCCAAGAGAAGCCAGAATTTCTGAGAACTCCTCTGTTTTGTTTTAACATTAACTTAACAATGAAGGAGACATAATATGTCAACTCAAATAACTACAGCATTTGTAGAACAATATAGTTCAAATGTACAAATGTTGTCACAACAAAAAGGTTCTCTTCTTAGAGATAAAGTAAGATTAGAATCTGTAACTGGTAAGAACGCATTCTTCGATCAAATCGGAAGCGTTACTGCTACAGTAAGAACAACTAGACACTCTGACACTCCACAAGCAGATACTCCTCACTCAAGAAGAAGAGTTTCACTTGTTGACTACGAGTTCGCAGACTTAGTTGATGATCTAGATAAAGTAAGAATGTTAGTAGATCCTACTTCTAGCTATGCACAAGCTGCTGCTTATGCAATGGGTAGAGCAATGGATGATGCTATCATTACTGCTGCAACTGGTTCAGCTGATACTGGTGTTGCTGGTGGTACTGCTGTTGCATTACCTGCTGGTCAAATCATAGCTGAAACTGGTACAACTGGTATGACTATTGCTAAACTAAGAGAAGCAAAAGAGATCATTGATCTAGCTGATGTTGACCCATCACTACCAAGACACATCATCGTATCTCCAAAACAAATTTCTGATTTGTTAGGAACTACTGAAGTGACTTCAAGTGATTTCAACTCAGTTAAAGCTTTAGCACAAGGCGATGTAAATTCTTTCTTAGGATTTAATTTCGTTGTGTCTAACAGACTAGCTGTTGCGTCTCAAATTAGAGATTGTGTTGCTTTCGTTGGTGATGGAATCGCTTTAGCTGTTGGTAAGGATTCAACTGCTAGAATCGATGAAAGATCTGACAAAGGTTACGCTACTCAAGTCTACTATTCTGCTGCATTCGGTGCAACTAGAATGGAAGAAGAAAAAGTAGTTAAGATTCAAGCATACGAAGCTTAATCAATAAAATTTTAGGGGGTGGAAGCGAGAGTGGAAACCCCCTAGAGTGCATGACAAAACAGATAAAAGAATTAAAAACAGTATTACATTTTAAGAAAGGAGATCATATCTATAGATATGTGTTAGTAGATAGATTTAAAAATGATGGTAAAAATCATTATGGTTTTGACACAAAACAAGGTAGAACAACTGAAGAAATATTTGCTTTAGAAAAAGATAGACAAATAAGACGCAAATATATAATAAGGAAGTAATATGGCATCAGAAGTCGACATTTGTAATGGAGCATTAAATCAACTTGGTGCATCAACAATTTTATCATTAACTGAAGATTCAAAAAACGCAAGACTTTGTAATGCAAGATATACTCAAATAAGAGATAGTATATTTAGATCTCATCTTTGGAACTGTTTAATGAAAAGAGTTGAACTAGCCAAAGATACTGAAACTCCTTCATGGGGATTTAGTTATCAATTTACATTACCGGCAGATTGTTTGAGAGTAGTTACAATTTTAAATTATGATTATGATTATAAAATTGAAGGTAGAAAAATTTTAGCAAATCATTCTACAGTAAAAATTCAATATGTTGCAAGAATAACAGATCCAAATCAATATGATGAACTATTAAGAGAATGTATTTCAGCAGGTTTGGCAGCAGACATTGCTTATGGAATTACTTCATCAAATCCTGTTTCTTCTAATATGTATGCTTTATTTCAAGATAAATTAAGAGAAGCTAGATTTGTAGATGCTACTGAGGGTCAAAATAATAACCCGGACAATGGTCAAGCAGATAATATTGGTGCAAGTTCATTTATAAACTCAAGGTACTAAATCATGGGTAGAGTTGCTGTTGAATTAACAAACTTTACTGGTGGTGAATTATCACCAAGATTAGATGGAAGAAATGATTTAGCTAAATATAATTCTGGATGTAAAACTTTAGAAAACATGATTGTCTATCCTCATGGTTCGGCATCAAGAAGAAGTGGTACACAATTTGTTGCAGAAGTAAAAGATAGTACAAAAAAAACTAGATTAATTTCTTTTGAGTTTTCTACAGTACAAACTTACATATTAGAATTTGGAGATCAGTACATAAGATTTTATAAAGACAATGGTCAAATATTATCTGGTGGATCACCATACGAAATATCTTCACCATACTTAGAAGCAGAATTATTTGACATTAAGTTTGCACAATCTGCAGACACTATGTACATTTGTCATCCTAATCATTCTCCCAAAAAACTAACTAGATCTGGTCACACCAACTGGACATTAGTTGATGATGTAATTATCAATGGACCATTTATGGATCATAATGTTGAAACTACAACTGCTAATCCATCACACAAAAGTGTTGGTCAAACTACTACTGTAACATTTTCATCAACAACAGGTATTAATGCTAATCAAGGTTTTTTATCTACAGATGTAGGAAGATTAGTTCACATCCAAGATGGTCATTTTAAAATAACTTCTGTTACTTCTACTACAGTAGTTGTTGGAATTGTTATTGTTGATTTAGGAATAAGTTCATCAACAACAACAGATTTTGCATTAGGAGCATTTAGTGATACTACAGGTTATCCATCTTGCGTAACTTTTTTTGAACAACGATTAGTATTCGCAGGAACTACTGCTCAACCACAAACAATATTTTTTTCAAGATCAGCAGACTATGAAAATTTTGATGATAAGTATCATGCAACTGTAGCTGATGATGATGCTATTGTTTATACAATCGCTTCTAACCAAGTTAATGCAATTAGATTTTTAACTGCAACTAGAACATTAATTATTGGTACGGCAGGTGGTGAATTTGCTGCAGATGGTGGTGGAACGGGAGAAGCAATTACTCCAACAAATATTTTAATTAACAAGCAATCAAATCATGGTGCAGCTAATGTAGATGGAATATCTCTTGGTAACGCAACTTTATTTTTACAAAGAGCAAAAAGAAAAATTAGAGAACTAGCTTATAACTTTGATGTTGATGGTTATGTTGCTCCAGACTTAACTATCCTTGCCGAACACATTACTGAATCTGGTATTACACAAATGGCTTATCAAGAAGAACCGAATAGTATTGTTTGGTGTGTTAGAACTGATGGTCAACTTTTAGGATTTACTTATCAAAGAGAACAACAAGTTACTGCCTGGCATAGACATATATTTGGTGGATCGTTTGGTAGTGGTAACGCAGTATGTGAAAGTGTTGAAGTATTACCTACTGATGATTCTGAATATCAAGTTTGGGTTATTATAAAAAGAACTATTAATGGTGTAACAAAAAGATATGTAGAGTATTTACATAGGTTTGATTTTGATGAAACAGATGATACTTCATTTAATTATTTAGATTCACAATTAGCTTACAATGGTTCTGCAACAACTACTATTAGTGGATTAGATCATTTAGAAGGTGAAACAGTTTCAGTATTAGCAGATGGATCTACTCATCCAAATAAAGTTGTATCAAGTGGTGGAATTACTTTAGATAGATCTTCAACTAAAGTTAAAGTTGGATTACCTTATGTTTCATTATTACAAACAATGAGAATAGATGCCGGTGCAAACAATGGTACATCACAAAGTAAAACAAAAAGAATTTATGAAATTACTGCTAGACTTTATGAGAGTATTGGTATTGAGATTGGTCCAGACTTAAACAATATGGAACGAATACCATTTAGATCTTCAGCTAATCTAATGGATAGTGGTATCAATGTATTTACAGGAGATAAAGAAATAGAGTTTAGAGGTAATTATGAAACAGATGGTTTTATATTTGTTAGACAAAATCAACCATTACCATTAACTGTTTTATCGTTATATCCTAGACTTATTACAAATGATGGATAAAATACTAGAGATAGTACCATATAAAGGAGAGCATGGTATATACATTATGAATCAACAAATGAATCACTCATTAATGGATAAGGATATGGAATTTGAAGGTAATGCAAATAACTTAGAACAAGATAATTTAGCGTTTACTGGTATGATTGATGGAACACCTATCTTTGCTGCAGGTATGAAAATAATCTGGAATGGTGTTGCCGAAGGTTGGGTACTAGCTACTAAAGAAACTTTAAACCATCCTTTATTAGTTGCTCGTGCTATCAAAAAAGATTTTGCAAGAATTGCTAAAGAAAATAATATCAATAGAGTTCAAACTGCTGTAAGAGCAAACTATACAACTGGTTTAAAATTTGCTAAGTGGTTAGGTTTACAAGAAGAAGGTTTAATGAGAAAATTTGGTTTCGATGGTTCTGATCAATATATGTATGCGAGGTTATTTTAATGGGTATTCAAACTGCTATAGTTGCAGCAACAAGTGCAGCTCAAATATCATCACAAAAATCTATTGGTGAGTTTAATCAATCTGTTAATAATAGAAATGCAGAAGTTTTAGAAAAACAAGCAGAAGCTATAGATAAAAAAACAGAGTTTGATTTAAAACAATTTGACAAAGAGTTTACAAAATTAAGAGGAACAACTGTAGTTCAAAATGCAAAATCTGGTGTTCAATATAGTGGTTCAGCATTAAGAATCGCAAGATCAAATGAAAGAGAAAAAATCTTACAAGAAAATTTAATTAAATATAATTCTAAAATGAATATTGCTACAAAAATGGAAGAAGCAAAATTTGCTAGAATTAAAGGTGATATGGCATCTCAAAGAGCCAAACTTGCTCAAATACAAACAGCAAGTCAAATGGGTATGTCTTTATTAACTATGACTAAAGGAACAACAGTATAATGCCTAAACTTCCTACATTTACAGCTAAAGGAGAAATGACAACTGTTACAGGTTCTGCTCAAACAAATATTCAAATGGGTTTAGATCAAAACCTTGCTAGTGCTATTGCACCTATTACTAAAAAATTAACTGAATATAAAATTAAAGAAAAGAATGCAGAGAATAGAACTGAAGCATTAGAGTTAGAAAACGAAGCAATAGTTGAATTAAATAGTTATGTTCAAGAAGCATCTAATTTTAAAGATAGCGATAAAGCAAATAAATTTTTAACTGACAAAAGTAAATTACTTAGAACTAAATTTGAATCTAGAGCATCTAATTCAAATGTAAAAACAATATTTGCAAACAACTATTTAATGGAAGAGCAAAAGAAAATTTATGCAGTAGATAATATTGTTCATAAAAATTTACTTAACTCAAGAGCATTAGTATCAACAGCTAAAGAAGAACGAATTATAACTGATGCTTTATATCCTGCAGATGGAGATAATTCTTTAGCATTATCTACACTCAATGCAGACTTAACTAAAATATATCAAGATGATTTAAATGATGGAATGATTAGCATTGTTGAATATGAAACAAAAGTTGCAGGTATTCCAAACAGAATAGATTATTTTAAAGCTAAAAAAGATTCAGTAGATGATCCTGTTGGAACTTATGCAAAACTAAGTACGGGTCAATATGAAAATTTAAATCTAGATACAAGAGAAGCTTTGTTAAAAAGCGTTAGAGCAGAAGCTGTTCCAATATTAAATAAACAAATGATCAATTATATAGCAATGTTGGAGAATGGAGATAAGATAGATATAAACGAAACAGCTATTAAAGAAATATTTGGTGTACAAGGATACCAAGAATTTAAACAAACAGAAGGTAACACAATAAAATTATCTGTAGTTAAAGATCAAATATTTAATTCTAAATCTGGCGAAGAAGAAGCAATATTAGATTCTTGGAATTTAACTTCTGGAAATGAAGCTCAAGATTTAGAGTACAAACAAAAAGCAAGAAATTTTTTAATTGAAAAAAATAAACTTATTGAAACTGACGCAGCATCATTAGTTATTCAATACAATTCAGATGTTCAACAATTATTTGAAGATTATCAAAACGAACCAGAAGGTGATGCTAAAAATAAATTATTTCAAAAATATGTAAACTCTGTTGTTCAAACTCAAAAAGATATGGATATTGATCCATCACTTATAAAAGTAGTACCAGAAAAATTTGCTAAAAATCTTGTAAGAGATTATCAAAATCAAGAACCATTACAAAAAATAGGTTATCTTATAGGATTAGAAGAACAGTATGGAGATGAGTATGGTAGAATTTTAAATCAAATGAGTGCAAATGGTTTACCTGTTACTGCTAAACTTGTTTCTTACATAGGTGATGAAAACTTTGCTACTAAAGTTATGAGTATAGATACTAAAGAAGAAAAAGCCATATTAAATAATTATTTAAAAACTAACGATATTGATAAAGCACCAATCGAATTAGCTGTTGCAGAACAAATGAAAGAATTAAGAGATGTGGTTATGCTTGGTAATAAAATGAATACTACAAGAGCAAACAAAGAATTAAATGATATGCAAGAAATACTTACTTATGTTGCAATCAACTCTATGTCATCTAATTCAAAACTAGATTTTGATGATGCCGTTAAAGAAGCTACTGCAGAAGTTTTAAATAATTTTGTACTTGCAGGTGAAAGTTCTATGTTTGGTGATGGTAATACTTATTTCATTCCAAAAAAATATAACAATGATACTTTATCAGATGGTCAAATAAATTTAATTCAAGTAAAAGCAGCATCAATTAAAGAAAACCATTTAGAAGATTTTGATATGTTTTCTTTTCAATCTACAAATGAAGATATAACTGGTCAAGAACTAGATGAAGAAATGTTAGCACAAGCAAAAGAAAATGGAATATGGGTTAATACTGCAGACGGATCCGGTATTGTTTTTGCTATACCTTTTCCAAATGGAGAATTAGCTTTAGTAGAAAATAAAAAAGGTGAGTTGTTACAAATAAATTTTGACGATGGTTCTCATATCTTGCCAACTACAAATATTTTAATAGATATGAAAGTTTATGACACTAATAAAATAGAAGATGCAGCAGGATAATGGCAAATATAGGATTCGGTCTAGAAGTTAATAAGTACGCAAAGCAAACAGGCTTTGATCAATTTCAAACTGATCTTTCAGATGTATTAGTCGAAACTGCAAAAGATGCATGGAAATATAACTTTTGGTCATCTGCAAGTCGTTTATATGAGTTAGAACAAAGTAGAGATGTTGACGAACCTTTAATACCATTTCAAGAATTAAATAAAAAATATAAAGACTCCGGAATATTTTTTGAACAAGATGAAAAACAATCTACTGTAGATATTTTAGTAGAAAGAAAACGAGAAGAAAAATACAGACAAAGTATTATTCAGCGTGGACCCAAAGGTATTGTTGCAGGTACAGCAAAATTTGGTACTGCAATGGTAGCAAGTATGGCAGATCCTGTTAACTTTGCTATGATGTTTATTCCTGTTGTTGGTCAAGTTAGATTTGCAAGTTTAGTTGCTAAATATGGTTTTAGAAAAGCAAGATTAATTAAAGGTGCTGCAGAAGGTTTTACAGGTACTGCTCTTATTGAGCCTGTAGTTTATGGAGCTGCTGCTGCAGAACAATCTGACTATGGTTTAATGGATAGTTTTATAGCAGTATCATTTGGAACTATTCTTGGTGGTGGACTTCATGTAGGTGCAGGTAAATTAAGAGATTTAAATACTCGTAGAAAATTTAATAAAAGAGTTAGAGAAACTAGAGAAAAATTAGGATCTAAGGGTGATGAGGATCCAGCATTTAATTTATATAAAGAATACTATCCAGAAAATTCTAGAATCATGAAGGAACTTGCAGAAACAGATAATGATACTAGAAGTTTATTGTTAGCTAAAGCTATGGCAGATATAGCAGAAGAAGTTCCTGTTAATCCAAAAGAATATGCTGACTTAAATCCTAAATTAAGAAACGCACAAATAGATGAAAGAGTAGTAGAAAAAGCTAGAAAAAAAGTAAATGAAGAAAGTGTAGCAGTTGCTAAAGAATTAGAGAAAGTTCAAAAAAAAATTAATATGTTAGAAAATTTCTTTTCTCCAAGTAGAAAAATGTCTAATATTAAATATTCTCCAGAACTAAAAAAATTAAAACAAAGAAAATCTGAATTACTTAAAAGAGAAAAAGAATTAGTAGAACAATTTACTAATAGAGATAAATTAATTGATCAAAGAGTTATAAATAAAAAACAAGAAATAACATCAAGAGTTCAAGCAAAACCTAGAAATGTTGAAGAAGATAAAATAGTAGCAGGTTACGAAAAAGATAAAGCATATAGATCTTTGGAGTCTAGAAATTTAGATGATGAATTAAGACTTGCAGAAAATGAACTAACAGCAAAAATAGAAAAACAAAATAAATTAGGATTAGGAGTTAATAAAGATACCAGAGCAAGTGTCAAAGCATTAGAAGATATAAAAGGTAAATCAGATGATTATGAAAATGCTATCTTAGAAGGTATTAACTGTAGGATTGGTAAATAATTATGGCAGATAAATGTTTAGTAAGAATAGAAGATGCATTAACTAGATCTGGTTTTGATAAAACAGATGCAGAAACTATTTTAAAAGAAATTAAAAAAGCAGAAACTGATTCTAAATTAAAAGAAGCAGATGATGCTCTTAATGCTGCTACTGCTAAACAAATTTTAGAAAAAACAAAAATACAAAAACAAATAAATAAATTAAATGCTATTGAAGATGAAATAAAAATTAGAGATTGGGTTGAATGGAACTTAACTAGTTTTAAAGATAATCCAAAAGAAGGTTTAACTGCTATACTTGTTGGTAGTAACTGGGAAAAAATGGGTGCTAGAGATTCAGTTGCTGCAGCTCAAGATGCTTATTACAAAAACTTAGTAGTATCTTTTAATGCTAAACTTAGAGAAGCAGGTGTAGATGATTTGTTTGCTAAAGCTGACATGGAGATTGAAAGAAAAATTTCTAGAGTTATTTGGGAACTTGGAGAAGGTAGAGCTGTTACAGAAAAAAATGCAGACATTGTAACTCTTGCAAAAGTTATAGAAGATTTTTCAGAAACAGTTAGAGGAAAATATAATAACTATGGAGCAAACATAGATAAACTTCCTGGTTGGATTATAAGACAAAGTTCGGATCCTTTTCAATTAAGAAATGCTTTAGATGTTATTAATTTAAAAAATAATGTTAAATCAAAGTTTTCTTCCGGTTCTCCAGAAGAAAATCTACAAGCATGGAAAGATTTTATTTTACCAAAACTAGATCATAAAAGAACATTTGCAGAAACAGATATGACTCCAGAAGCTATGGATAGATTTTTATCTAGAGCATATAATTCTTTGATTAGAAATGAAAATCAAATTGTTAATGGTGCAGGAGATACTTTTGGTGCAAGAAGTATGGTTAAACAACTTGGAGCAAAAAGGGTTTTACATTTTAAAAGTTCTGATGATTGGTTTGAATATAATACTATGTTTGGTGGAAGAAATCTTAAAGAAGCTATATTTGGTGGTTTTCATGTTGCCGGTCAAAACATTGGAATGATGAGTAAACTTGGAAGTAACCCACAAAGAAATTATGCAAAGATAATGGATTTAGTAAAAAACAAATTAGAAGATGATGGTAGACAAACACAGGCTCAAGCAGTTGGTGCATTTGCAAAACCACAAGGTGGTCATATGAAATTTATGGCAGAAGTAGATGGATCCGTAAATACTATTAATGGATTTGCTTATGCTAAATGGGGTGCTATTTCTAGAGCAATAGCTGCTATGGCAAAACTAGGGGGTGCAACAATTTCAGCTATTAGTGATATTCATCTTTATGCAAAAGAAATGAAATGGCAAGGTAGATCTTATGTAGGTGGTTTAGCAGAAGCTATGGGTAGACTTGCTAAAATTAAAAACACGGCAGATAAAAATGGAATTGCAGAACAGTTAGGTTTTATTAATGATAATATTATTTATGATTTAGCTGCAAGATATTCTGCAGGAGATAATTTAAATAGAGGTTTCTCTCAAGTACAAAGAACTTTTTTTAAACTTAATGGTCTTGCTTGGTGGACCAACTCATTAAAACAAGGTGCTATATTAGGTATGGGTAGTTATGTAGCTAAACAAACTAAAGTTTCTTATAAAAATTTATCATCACAATTTAAAAGATTAATTGATCACTATGGTATCAATGAAAAAATTTGGAATCATATAAGAAAAATGGATTTAGATAAAGCTGATGATGGAAAATTATTTTTTAACACACAAAAAATAGATGATTTATCAGATGCTGTAATTAAAGATATTGAAGGTAAAACTACAATGTCTAAAAGACAAATTGAAGTAGCTAAAGATAATTTAAAAACAAGAGTTTTAGGAATGTTTTTAGATAGATCTACTTATGCCGTACTAGAACCAGATGCTAGAACTAGAGGTTGGATGAAAATGGGTCAACAAGCAGGAACACATCCAGGTGAAGCATTAAGATTTATGACTCAGTTTAAAGCATTCCCATTTGCATTTTATCAAAAGATGATTGGAAGAGAAACTGCTGCATGGAAAGACGGAAATAAAATGAATGCTGCATTAAGTATGGCACAATTAGTAGGTGGATCTGCTTTATTTGGTTATATGGCTATGACAGCAAAAGATATATTAAAAGGTAAAAAACCTAAAGATCCATTAAATGAAAAAACATTTTTTTCTGCTATGCTTCAAGGTGGTGGATTAGGTATTTATACTGACTTTTTATTTGGAAATATTCAAAACTCAACAAGTGCTTTGGCTACTGCTGTTGGACCAATACCTACAGAAGCAGCTAGAGTTTTATCTGCTTTAAATTATGCTATAAAAGGAGAAGGTGGAAAAGCAGGAAAACAAGCGTATTATTCTATAAAAGAAAACATTCCATTTTTAAATTTATTCTATATAAAGACAGCATTTGATTATATGATTGGTTATCAAATGATGGAAACTTTATCTCCAGGATCTTTAAAAAGAATGGAGAAAAGAATGAAGGAGTCTGGACAAGAATTTTTGTTTACAAAACCATCAACATTGTTTAAAGGTTTATAATATATGACAATATCATCGACTACAGTAAAAAACTCATATTCCGGTAATGGTACTTTAGATACCTTTAAT